GTCGTCGCACGGGTCATCGCAGGGTATTGAATGTGTCACTTTTTGGTACCCTTCGGTAGCGGCGCTGGGCGTACGTCTAGGATGTCTTCTAGGTGATCAAGCATCGGTGCCGACCTCCTCGAAACGGTGGGCGTGGTCGATGGCGGTCGTCATCGCGCCCATGAAGGCTGGACTTAGATCGGCAGGCATGCTCAGCAGGTCGGCGTAGGTCTCGCGCGGCCAGCTGCTATCCCAAAGAACCTCAGAAAAGTTGCTGCTGCGGACTTCAAGGCGGCCCATCAGCGTTGGGCGCAGCGCTATCTTGTCTTGCTGCTGTAGCGCATGCAAGCGCGTCTGTGCAGGCCAAGCGGTTGTTCTGCCATTTGACCACGTCAATACCAGTTCCCACGGGCTGGGTTCAACGCATTCAATCTCGAAACCGCTGATCATATATCTGGGCATCTCTCATCTCTCCTATTTTGCCAGTCTCTTCAGTACCGGGATGGCTGCCCGGTAGACTGCCCCTAAAGGGACAGTTTCGACAGTGGAAAGGTTACCGCGCAGCTCTTGTGCCGGGGCTACACATCGAAGTTCTCTGAAAGGGCGTGCGAGACACAGTCGCGAAACCTATCCAAGGCCTCTGTCAGATCATCGAACACGTCCACTTGAACCCCGTATCGGACAAAGTAGTTGAAGTTGTTTTTTAGGATTGCCACGTCACAGACGATGTCTTTGACCAGTATTCTCGCCATTTCTTTCCCTCATGTTTTTGGTTGTTTGACAGTCTCTTCAGCACCGGAATGTCAGTCCGGTGGACTGCCCCTAAAGGGACAGTTTCGACAATGGAAAGGTTATCTCGCAGCTCTTGTGCCGGGACTTATTTCGTCACGTTCCAAGGCGCGCTTTGCGTTGCCTTCAAGACGCCATTTCTCAGCGTCTGTTAGTTTCGGTCCTAGAGGCCCTTCCACCATCCTTAGGCGATAGCTTGGCGGTGCCATTTCCATCTTCATTGCGTTGTCACTTTTCATATCTCTTTTCCCTCTTCTGAGATTGTCCATTTCAGGTCGTGATCACTGGCCAAGCAGCAATGTTTTCAACTCTTGAATTGACCAGCCTGTAATGAGCGCCAGCGCTGCCAGCGTTATGTTGCTGCTGTCGTATGCTTCGATGATGTCTTCTACTGTCCAATGCGCGTTTTTCATTTTCTCTTTTCCTCATGTTTTGGTTGTTCGGGCGGTCCCGCCAATGGGACCGTCCCGTGTGTGTAACGATTAGGCCATGCAAACGGTCGATAGGTGGTAAGCGCTAACAGCATCGCCAGTCTTAAGAGGCGAGCCGCGACGTCCAGCCACGTAGTTGCACCATTTATCCCACCAGAATTCTGCACCGCCCGTTTCGTCGCATAGGCGTACATAGGCCAAAACCTTGCGACGAACGGTCTCAGGCTTTAGCTTGGCTCCGACCTTTACTTGCGCCTCTGTCATGCCCAACGCTTTGAGATTGTGGGTGTCGAGGCAAGCGGTGCCACCGCCTATCATCTGGACCACGAAGGCCGCTTTGACCATACCTAAGCCCGGTACTTGCATGAAATGTTGGATCAAGTCGGCTTTACGCTCGGCGCTGTCTGGGCGCTTCAGTATGTCGTGCATGACGCGCCACAAGTATCCAGCATGTTCTTGGGCATAGGCCAGACCAGTCCGCTTTGAGCCAAACAGAAAGCGGCTTTCCAGTCCTTTTGCGGCAATGTCGCGCCGCTGCGGTAATACTTGTTGAAGCGGCTGTTGGATGGTGCAGAGCGTAAACTCTATTACATCAACTAGCCCGGATGGCGTTGCATGGGCATGCTCGGCAATGGCAATGGCGTCTCTTTTATACATTTTTTCCTCATGTTTTTCGTGTTCTTGGCAGTCTCTTCAGCGGTGCCATGCCAAGGCACCGGACGGTCCCACTAAAGAGACCGTTTCGACAGTGGAAAGGTTTAGTCAAAGCTATTCGGCCGCAATCAGGTTTTCACCATTTAGAAGCTCAGCGACGCTAAAGTGCCTCCCCGTCATCTCTGTTTCGGTCACATGCACCCAATTTGTGTCAACGTCATGTAGACCTGCGGCCATTGCTATTGCATTACAGGCAACCCGGTAGGCCGCTTCCGCTTTGTGTTGCTCGCATGTCAATTCCAGCTCGAAGCAATACTCTTCAAACAGTTCGCCCTCAAAGCGGTTTGCGTGCGTGTCGCCATCGTCGCGCCACCATCCAACCTTACTGGACGTAGTGCATCCGCCACATACTTTTGAGACCTCATTTACCACTTTCAGTTCGAAGTCTTTGTGCCGCTTGGCAGTGCCCACTTGGAATGTAAATTTAACTTGTTTACGCATTGTTTTCCGTCCTTCTTAGAATTCAAAATCTGTCATTACTTCAGTATTGCCGGACACAAAGCGTTCGGCGTTGATGTCATCAAAGCGGGTCAGGCTGTATCGGCGCGTTTTGCGGTCAAAATGGCCCTTCACGTAGACCGCTTGGCTTCCCTTTGCCAGCATGACCAAATCGCCCTTCTTGGCGTCTTTAAGCTTCATTGTTTTCCCTTCCCGATCTCAGCCTGCCTTGCGTGTCGTTCTTTGGCCACGTGCGGCTAGCTCTGCGCGCGCCTCTTTATCGCCACAACGGGCGCGATATAGCAGGACGTGGAAGTCTTCATTTTCAATCGTGATAGGCTCTTTGGCCTTAGGCTTGCGTGGATTTCCGACGCGTTCACTACCCCAAGGATGATGCGTTACCGGGCTGTATCCATATGGCATTTTGTTTTCCCTCAAAATTCAAATGTCCAGCGTCAATGATATTGTTTCGGCCTATCATTGGCGCTCTTCAGTAGGCCAAAGAAGGCCTAGACAATATCAAGTGGAAGTGGCGGTCCGTGCCATTGCTCCCCCGCGCCTATCCCCTCAGGCCGCTTCGCACTCCTCGCGCTAGTTCGGGTTCAGGTTCAACGCCCAGCCGGAGATATGTCTTCGGGCGGCTGGCCCCTGCCCCGTCGCGCCGTTTCCGCCGCTTCGGTAATGGTCAGTATGCATTTCTGGAAATGTTACGCAAGCGCAAATTTTACACTATCGGGACGATTTCTTTTAAGTCTTTGAAAATAAACGAAAAGAAACTGATATTTTTTCTGTTGGTGGCCCGGGCGGTGGCCCTCATGGTGGCCCGGGCGGTGGCCCTCATGGTGGCCCTAATGGTGGCCCGGGCGGTGGCCCTAATGGTGGCCCGGGCGGTGGCCCTCATGGTGGCCCGGGCGGTGGCCCGGGCGGTGGCCCGGATGGTGGCGCGGCGCTGAAGGTGGCGTTGAAGGTGCTGCTGAAGGTGGCGTTGAAGGTGGCGTTGAAGGTGCTGCTGAAGGTGCTGCTGAAGGTGCTGCTGAAGGTGGCGTTGAAGGTGGCGTTGAAGGTGGCGTTGAAGGTGGCGTTGAAGGTGCTGCTGAAGGTGCTGCTGAAGGTGGCGTTGAAGGTGCTGCTGAAGGTGGCGTTGAAGGTGGCGCAAAAAAGACTGATACATCCCAACGAATAGACGCACGCAAAACAAAAGCGGCTGAGACGCACTAGGGCACCTTTAGGGCACCTCTACGCCCACGATAGGGCTGCAAGTAGATACATCATCTGCATTCATGCCAATAAAAACAAGGACTTAGACGGGCTAGTGACATGAGCCGGTGACGTGTGGCCAGAGGATACCCCTCAGATGCCCCGAAAAGATCAATCGAAGGGGTGCCACGGGGGAAAATCGCGGCTGTATATTCTATCTCAGCTACTCAGATTTTTGCGGTAAAATCATCCCGACCCCTTAGGGGGCACCTTCAAGGGCACATACCGCATACCACAGCAGGGGCATTGTACGGGCTGCCCAGTAGGCACAAGAGGGGTGAGGCAGATGTTACAGGCTCTGGTCATGTGGTCTCCACAGGCCCCTGTAGGTGGCCCTGAGAGGGCACCTTAAGGAGGGGTATAGATGATATGATGATGATGGGATGCACCTTCAGGTACCCTTACGCTAAAACCTAGCAGGCACCTAAGGGTACCCTTAAGGAGTAGGTAGTGTGTCACTGAAGGGTACCCTTAAAGGGGTACCTAAAGGGTATATGGAGGGTGTATGAATAGAGGAGGCTAAGCCTTCATCATCATCATCAATACACCCTGCATATAACCTTTATATAACCTTTCTTTTCACCTTTCCCAAAGGTGTGGGTTAATTGCCGAAAAGCGTGTGGGTTAATTACCTAAGTGATTGTAATTTAACAATCCTTTCCCAGACCCCCGAAAGGGTCTGGAAATTGGGTTAAGCGAAGCGGTTCCTGCGGCGTCCTCCACCACCGAAAGCGTCTCGCATGAAGCTCTTCAGCTCCATGTCTAGGAGCTGCTCATAGTGCCTCTGGTTGGCCTTATCGTTGTCCTGCGCCATCTGTTCGACCCAGTAGGCTACAGCTATTGCCAGAGCGTCCAGTCGGTCGTCATGCTTAAGGGCACCACGATCTCGCGTAATGCGTGTCAGCTGATAGAACAAGGAGTAGACCGGGTTCGGTGCGCTGTTGTAGTCACGCATGATCAGTCCCTCGTCCACAACGAGACGGTGCTGCATGATGACTGGCTCTAGTGTGTCAATGATACGCAGCTCTTTCTGCTTGTTATGGCGTACCTCCTCGATGGTACACGGGTGACCAACGCGGGTGAGGTGTGGCTGCAGGAGCTTGGCGAACATACCGCCGCCGAAGTTCTCCTCGACAATGATCATGTTCACATTGTGGCTCTTAGCGATCTCCGCAAGGTTCCCTAAGGTGTCATCGTCATAGCCGCCCTGTAGGCCACCTGCAGCTGGCACGAAAAGGTTACCCATAAGGTGCTTCACAACAGCGTAAGAGGTCTCGTCATTACCTCGACCGGACGGGTCGATGGACATTACACTACCAGAATACTCTGCCATCTGCTCCCCGAGGAACATCGGCCGATACCAGCGATCTCCGGGCAGGCCGAAGTTCTGAACATTCTCCACCACCTTATCGGGGTCACGTCCCCAGACCACCTTAGTGGGGGCCATGCGGGGGTCCAACGACATGACAGGCATATCCTGCAGCTTCAGGGGGAAGCGGTAGGCGTCACTGTCGGCGGTGTTAAGCATGAACTGAAGGGCAAAGCCTGCAGCCCCGTAGGACCGCTCCCGCTCCTGCAGGTCTTCATCAGAGAAACGCTGAGGGTCAACCACGGTACCAGCAGGGGAGCCGTTCTGGAGAAGCCTCACGATGAAAGGCGCAAGGGTTCCGTTATAGTCTTCGACGTTGGAAGGTACACGGGCTGTCCACACGCGGATTGTATAGCCCCTCTCAGGGAGCTTCTTATACATCGACATGAACGTCTGAGGCGTTCCTAGGTAGGTAACAGTCCCTCCGGGCTTCAGCACAGCGTCGAACTCTTTCACGGCCTCAGCGAGCTTCTCACGCGCTCCCTCAGTGGCTGAGTTAGCGACGGTCTCAATGTCGTCCGAGAGGATTTCGTTCGCACGAGAACCAGCCAGCTGACCGAAGATACCAACGGATTTGACTGACGGGTCTTTCGAGAGCTTCGCAGGCCCTACATCGAACTTATCGTTGGCGTCTCGCTGCTCTTTACCCGGCTTCAAGTGTTGGAGGACAGGCATCCCAGCGATCAGCTGTTTCACGAATTTGGAGAAGTCGTCAGCATAAGGCTTGGTTGCAGACACAACCATGATCTTCCAGTCGGGGTTACAGAGTAGCCGCCAAGCAACGAAGGAACCATAAATCCACGTCTTCCCTACACCACGAAATGCCATGATCATCTTCCGGCGGGGGCCGTGTTGCATCCAATATGCGATGTCGTACTGGACTTCCGTAGGTTTAGGTAGGCCGAGGTGCTGCCAAGTGAGGAAAAGGAACTTCCTGAAGTCAGCCTTCAGTTCATCGAGCAGTACATTACCGCTCAATACGTTGTGGGGGACGCCCTCAGGGACGTTTGGTAGCATGGGATATTCCCTTTAGTGGAATGAATAGGTTGTAGGAAGGCCCCTGAGGGCCTGCCTTAGAGCGCCGTAGAGGCA